CATACTGTTCAGTGTGTGATGCAGTATATTGTACAATCTGTGGGAAAGAGTGGGGTCAACCTTATCGTTGGTATCCTTGCACTTGGCAACCCTATACAGGTATTACTTATAATAATCTTCCAGGACCTACTTATACATAAATGGCAATACGAGAGGTAATCACTCAAGGGGATATTCTACTATACGAAATTTTGAGGAATCCCTGTCTTTTTGGAGAGTTTGTTGAAAATATAGATAAACTCCCTTACGAAGAGGAATTTAGATTCCATGATTATCAGAATGAAATGATTATGGACTTCAGTACCTATGTAAGTTTTTGTACAGGAAGAAGTGTTGGAAAAACAGTTTCGATAAGTCATTTAATGTCTTGGGCATTAACTTTTAATATCTTTCCCTCTGAGTATCTTGTTTATACTGTACCGGGAAGAGCACATCTAGAGCCTGTATTTAATGCTTTGGTTAGGTTATTCAGAACCAACTCTTTCCTTAAACATTTTATTGCCTCAAACTCAGGTGTGAATAACTCAGACTTTACAATTCATTTATTAAATCAGTCTGATTTATTTTGTAGAATTGCAGGACAAAGCGGTAGTGGTTTACCTGTAGTTGGTTTACACTCTCCATATGAATTCGTGGATGAATGTGTTGTGGGATCACAACTCGTAAGATGCAAAAACGGGAAAAATCCAATCTCTCATATAAAATCTGGAGATATCGTCATTTCATGGGATGGGGAAAATACTGTTGAAGATCGAGTTATTTCTACTCAAAAGGTCAAAAAAAATCAAAACGTATTAGAGATAGGATTTGATGGAGGATATATTAGAATTGGAGAACACCATAGAATATATACAGATGCCGGATATATAGAGGCACATTTACTAAACATTAAAGATAATATTTATCATTCTACAAATTCGATTAGACAACGTTGGACTAAAAATGAAATAGATATTGTTAAAAAACGGATTAAAAATTCTGTACCTGTATATGAAATTGCTAAAGAATTGAATCGGACAGAATTGGGGGTTTTCAGAAAAATTAGTCGTCTGGGATTATCAGTAAGAGAGATCTTTGATTCCATTCCTTTAACAGAGGAAGAATTTCAAGTGATTGCGGGATCATTTTTAGGGGATGGATCAGCACAAATAGAACCATATAGAGCAAGATATACTACAAATCACAGTTTAAAACAAAAAGAATATGTCGATTGGCTTAGAATAAAGTTAAATAGACTTATAAGAGTTGAACCAAGGATCTCAAAAAATGGTGGATGGGGGACTTATAATTATTCTTTAAGTACCATAGGCCACCCAACAATCCTAACTCTTGCAAACGAATTGTATATTAATGGAAAAAAGACAATTACTCGATATTATTTAGATAGATTAACTCCACTTGGTTTTGCTATTTGGTTTATGGACGATGGATCAGAAAGTGGAATGTTATCTACACATTCATTCTCTGAATCTGAAAACGAAATTATAAAACAGTATCTATGGGAAAAATGGGGTATTGAATCGAAAATTTATAAAGACAAGAGAAAAAGTTTATATTTTATAGTAATTAGAACTAAGTCATTATCCATTCTTAGAAAAATTATTGAACCATATATTCCAGAATGTATGGGATATAAAATAGGAAAGGGAAAGTATAATAATACACTTCCAGAAATATCTATTATAAAGAATGGAGAAAATAAACAATCTCTAGAGAAAAAAGAAATTACTTATATTAAAAAGATTAAATCAACGGCAAGATACTTATATAATATTGAGGTTGAAAATAATCATAACTACTTTATTAATGGAATCCTAACAAAAAATTCGGGCTACTATCCGTATCCAACCTTCACTGAATTTAGACCCACCTTTAATAAATGGATGCCAGGATGCAAATTAATTGTATCTGGTGTCCCTACAGGTTTAAGAGAAAATAATGTTTTATATCATTGTGATCAAGAAGATTCATCTTTTTCAAAACATAGAATCAGTGCAGATGATAATCCAAGATTAACCAAAGAAGATAGAGAACAAGCAATCGTTGATTATGGTGGAGAAGATTCGGAAGATTTTGAGCATTTGTGGCGGGGCAGACATGGCCGCCCTGTATTTGCACTCTTTGATCGCAGTCTAATGGAAATATCTAACTATCCTGTATCTAAATTAGAGATAGATGGAATTAAATTAGCGGATAACATTGCTCTTTATGTTGAGAGATTGTCCCTACTTCCAGGATTACCACATAAAGATTATTCCTGTTTTTTTGGAATAGATCTTGGTTATACGCAACCATCCGCTATTTATGTTCTTTATATAGATAATTATGGAAGAATTAAGTTTCATGCCAAAATAAAATTAAGTAAAGTTTCTTATCCTATACAAGAAAGATTAATAGATTATTTAGATTCTAAATATAATCCATTATTCTTAGGAATGGACGAGGGTTCATCTGGTAAATCAGTAAAACAACATCTTATGGAAGATAAAGAATATTGGCATAAAGATTATGAAAAAAGATTAATACCGATTGATTTCTCATCTTGGGTTATATTAGGATATGATTCAGAAAAGAAAGAAATTAAAAGTAAAACTAAACCATATGCGACTACCATTCTACAAGAATGGGCAAATAGTCACAAAATAATATTTACATCAACTGACCTTGAAACAGTTACAGAACTGGAGAGAATGACGTTTACAAAGAATCCATCTGGAGAAATCGTTTATCGTACCTTAACAGAACGTGGAGGTAAACGAGGCGAAGATCATTTCACTGCTGCTTTACTATGTGCTGCTATGGCACATTATATTACTTATGATTCTCTTACATCAGTTAAACATGTACAACTTTTCAGGGGAGGTTGGGTAGGTAACATAGGGAGATAGCTATGCCAGAAAAAAGAGTATACAAGAGTGGTTTTGCAGGTTTGCTCGCAAATACGGGCGAAGCCCAATATATAACTGGAGGAGCAAATATTGTCTATCCATCTGATGTGGATAAGATGGATGTAATGGATATTAAGGAATATCGAGAGGTTGTAAAATTATGTAGATTTTTCTATAGAAAAGATCCTATTTGTGGCACGGTCGTGGACAAAATGATTGATCTTGGAATTACAGATATTTATATAGAAAAAAATGGACTATCTGAAAACGAATTCAGGGTCTTTACCGGAATTAAACCAATCCTGAAGCGGATAGCGACTACTTGTGCTTTAGAGTGGTTATTGTCTGGTTTGGTTATTCCACAAATTTCTTATAGTGCTGCAACTAAAGATGTACTAAAGGAAATGGGGGTTAAAAAATATGAAGCCATGACTATTCCACAAGATTTCTGGTTAGTACCCTCTGAAGCAGTAAAGATTAATTCTGTATGGTTAACATCAACACCATCTTATTTTCTTGAAGTACCTAAAGAATTAATTTTCTTTATAACCTCTGAAGGAAAATATCCAGATAGTACGGAGGATAAACCTGCTTATATTTTATTAAAAGAGATGTTTCCTGAATTTGTTGCGGCAATTAAAAATGGAAAACTTGAAATACAAATTAATAATCCATTAACCATACGCCGTAAACCTCTTTCAGATTGTCCATATCCAACCCCCTATTTATATAAGGCATTGGAATCTTTGAAAGAAAAAAGAAACTTAAAGAGAATGGATTATTCTCTTGCATCTAGAGTTACAACTGCTATTCAGCATGTCAAGATCGGGGATAAAGATTTCCCTGCGGTTGAGGGAGATCAGGATCGACTTACTCATATCCAGAATCAACTTACCTGGAGAAATTCTGGTAGAATAGATCAAGATAGAATTTTTCAATTAGTAACCGATCATACTGTAGATATTAAATGGATTTTCCCAGATGTAGTTGCACTATTAAACGAGACAAAATATATCCCCGTAAATAATGATATCTTCTTTGGTTTAGGTTTTCCTAGGATTTTAACTACAGGAGAAACGGAAAGATCATCTGCATCTGATCCAGAATTTGCTACAATGTCCCCAATGAGAACTATGGAGGCAATGCAGGAAGATATTTTACCAATCATTAAGGGGGTATTAAAAGAAGTCTCTCGATATAATGGATTCAAAAGTATTCCTACTGCAAAATTTAATCAAATAAATCTACATTCTTTTGTTGCATTTATCGAAGGTATGACTTCACTCTATAATACTGGAAATCTATCTAGAACAGATTATGCGGGTGCATTTGGTTTTAATTGGCTCAATCAAATGGTACAAAAATCAGATGAAAAGAAAGTTATGACCGAACTTGATCTGGAAGAATTCCCACAAGTGCCTTTCTCTCCACAACCAAATAACGATAAAAGTAAACAAAATAGACCTCAAGAGAAAAAAGATATAACACAAAACGAAGAAAATAAGTGATTAATCTTGCAATATCTCTTGTAATAGACCAATTATCCACAAGTTTTTAGTGTGATGTGGTATACTAAGAGGTAGAAACTGAGATCCCCAGGAAGATCTTACAGAGAAAAACTTTATGGAAGATAAACTAATTTATTTAACTTCGGATTTTGAGTTAGTTGAGGCGACTGCCGAGACTGAAGCTTCTGCATCTGCTAT